TGCCATCGAGTACGCGTACTGGTCCTCGGTATATAATCTATAGATTCGGGCGGAAATGGGCGCTTGCGTCCATTCTGCGCCCTATCTTCCTTGTCCGAACACTGGAACGCTCATCCCACTGACTAAGGCGCTAACCCGTTGCTCCTTCGGACAGGCAACGTGCCATGAGCGTAGCGATGGGAGCCATTGGATACTTAATCTACTCTGTTTTGATCCTGCGTTAATAGGATTTAATAACAAGATATACCTCGCCGTTCATATGCCAGTAGTGAGTTTGAACCTGACAGAGCAAGCGTATCGTGCCTACATACAGGTCCCAAGGGGCCGTAGGAGCCAAGTATTCAGTGCGATCATAGAGAAGAGAGACCTGGACCAGAAGATGAGAGGAGCGGGGATACTCGAAGACTTGGGATATACAACAGTCGGAGAGGCAATTCGTACCCTAACGAACAGACTAGAGGTCTCAGCCAAGACGATTGCACAGCTACAGGAGGCTGATTGAATGCCCAATCCGTTTTGTCCGATGTGTGGAGCGCTGGCTGAGTGGGATAGAAGCACAAACCCGAATACGGGTAATGTTTGGGAGGACAACGATGCCTGGTGTACTCTCCGAGTCACCTGCAGTTGGGATGGATATGTCTACGAGTTGTGGGATGGTGAGTGAATGACGATCTGTCGAGACCATGTCGAGCAATATCTCAATGGGTTTTGCATTGGCTACAATGTCTGCGATACGAAGATGATCTTCAGCCTTGAGCGGCGCACATGGTATTGTCCTGAGTGCGGAAATACGGTACGCGTACCCAGGGAACAGCAATCCCTGAACGAGTACACACAAAAGTCCTAGACTTTCAAACCCACTTGTTCCAGTAGTGCTTCGCGATCAAGGATGCGTTGCCAGGGATGTTGAAATAGCCAGGTGTCGGATCATTCGGACCCTGCTCCCAGTACTGACCTTCACCTGTATAGAAGTCTAGGACATCTGCCGTCGCTCCTTCGTAGACGATCTCTTTTTTCTCCGCCTGGCTAACGATGGCAGTACCGGCCACGGCTCCGATTACATAACCAGTAGTAACTGGCAATACAACATTCGCAACAATAGCGGCTGATTGAGTTCCTGCAGCGGCACGGGCCATGAGTGCGGTATCGGCAGCCACGACTCTAGTTCCAGCCCATGCAGTTCTCAAGAGCCATGGAGCCGCTCGAACAACTCCTCTTTCAACAGGCTTGAGCATCCATCCACTGGTTAATCCTAGAGTTATCAATCCCCATGCGACTCGCTCCTTCCAGTTCTTCCTCATGCTTCGACCAGGGGGTAAGGCGTAGCCAATGCCGAACCTGAAAACAGGACCGAGCCAGGCAACCATCTAATCCACCGTCGGCTGAACGACATAGGATCTTCGGAGGCGCTCGATGTATCGAAGGTCGGTCTCCTTGGCGATAAGTGCGGGCACGACTACAGCCGTAGGTGGGGACCTAATCTCATTCCCTGCTTCGGGGTTCAATGCTGACGTGATGTGTATTGCTCGACAGATGTACAACTTCTGTCCTGCTGTTGCACTCCCCACTCCCCAGGAAGATGAGCGGGTTTGATTGGGTAGGAATGGAACTGCCTGTGCGGGAGGTGGAGTGTATGGAGCAAACTGGAAAGACCTGGCATTTCCATAGTGGATGTCTTCGAGTTCGTAGGAATCACCAACTCGGATTTGTCCTAGCGAAGCCTCACCCCCAGTAAGCCCTGGGGGTACCCAATTTCCGCTCAAAGGTACTACTCCATCAAACGTGCTGGATGTCGTGTACTCTGCAGAGATAATGTCCCATACCTGCATGGCTCCTTGAGGGTTGTTCGTGCTAACGTTCCAATCACATCCTTCCTGGAACATCGGGTTCACTGTGAACAGTGTCTGTTGTCGTTCTACAAGTCCAGAGAGATCGAAATACCCACGCCATACTGCCCAATCTGTAGGGTTACCTTCTGAGTCTACTGCAGTGATTAGTTGCCATCCCCCCCCACTGACGGTGAATGTTGAACCATCCACGCCTATTACAGTAGGAGGTATGAATTGTCTAAGTAATCGTTCTTGTACCTTCTCTTCCTTCGCCATTACTTCTTCCTCCTGGCTGCCTTGTGTGCCTTCTTCGCCAGGGCGGCGAAGGATGTGCGTGGATGCTTCTTCTTCAGACGCTTGTACGCCTTCGCATACCGCTTGTTGTACGCGCTCGGCTTACGCTTAACCTTCCTCGCTACCTTCGTGTCTGGATCTTCGTAGGCTCTCCTGGCTGTCTTTCGGACATCTCCCTTCTTCGTACTCGAGCGTGAGAGGGATTCCCCACAGTTTGGACAGTAGTTGGGCATCAGCCCACCTCAATTGTCACTTGCCGTTGATTGGATCGCAATCGCCATCCAGTCTTTCGTGGAGAGTTTGACTATTCGGGCTTTGATTCGGACCGTCACAGATGCAGCCCTATCCGCAGCAGGTCCTGTAACGGACATACTACTCACGACGTAGAGCGAATCGTTCACTACAAGCCTTGACTCATCCAATTTGCCAAAGGAATCCGGATAAAGGTCGGGTCCGATACTTGAGATGGCGTTCGTATCATCATAGCAGAGAACACCGGAACCGATCAGAGCGTTATCATCGGCTCTGAGATAAACCACACCCGGATTCAGGTCGCTTAGTTGGAATCCAATATTCCAATTACCTCCCGAAATCCCGCTCAGGGAATAGCTGTAAAGATCATTAGCGGTATCATGAGACTGAACAATCCAATCAACCTGCTCAATGGCGATGGCCTGCTGGTCCCCCACGTCAACGTAGGCACCTAGGTCTATTGTACTTTGAACAATCGTATCTACAGCCGTAAGGTCTAGGTTCTCAGTCAGCCAAAACGATCCGGTCTTACTCGTTGCCATCGAGTACGCGTACTGGTCCTCGGTATATAATCTATAGATTCGGGCGGAAATGGGCGCTTGCGTCCATT